TATACAAGTTCTACTCCAGCATTATTTACGTCTATAGTAAGATCGTTTGCTGAACCTGCAATATTGTTACTGTTTCGTGCAACGGTAATGTTTGCTGTGCTTGCTGCCCCTGAAACATCTATGATTTTAATTGTATCGCCTGCTGTTGCACTGGCAGGGAGAGTGACTGTATGAGCACCATCTACAGCAAATACTTGTCCTAAAGTTAAAGTTGTATTCCCACTAACAATCGTAACAGTTTGATTTTGAGCACCTGCAACTATTTCAGTATCTACATAAGTCTTAGTAGTTGCATCATTAGCATCAGTTGGCGCACTAAGACCTGTAACTTTATTAGAACCCATAGCAAGATCACCAGACATGGAGTCACCTGCTTTGGTTACTTTAGTATCTGCATAGGTTTTATTAGTCGCGTCATTAGCATCAGTTGGAGCAGCAAGGCCAGTGATTTTATTAGCGCCCATTGCAAGAACGCCAGACATAGTATCGCCTGATTTAGCCACTTTAGTATCTGCATAAATTTTAACCGCATTTTCGGTTGGTACTGCTGTATTAGAACTTCCTGATAAACTTGCATCAGAAGAAAACTCATTAATCTGTTCACCAAGTTGAGCACCAATAGATCCAAGCCTAAGTGAAGTTAGACCTGCTAGATCAAAAGCACTAGCGTTAAGTGTTGCTTTACCTGTAGCCTGTTCAATTCTAAAATATTCACCTACACGGAAGTTACCATCTTGGTCTGTTGAAATATAGTAAACCCTAGCAGGGAAATTTTCTTGAACTTCATTACCTTGCGCAGCAGCTTGAGTTGGAGTTCCAGGATAGTTAGTTGTAGTAAAACCACCTGTACCAATGCTTAAGAAATCATGGCCTGTTAGCCTGATTTGTGAAAAGCCTTTACGTATTGTAATAGCTACATTATCAGCAGAACCTGTTGTTTTCTCTTGCGCCAGAACCAATGTCATTTCACTAGTTGCATCCGCATAAGTACCAGAAACACTTTGAATAACATAAGCAATAGTGTCACCTGCAAACTGGATACTACGTCCAGGTTCAGGTGTGGAAGCAAATCCATCTGCTACAATAACAAAGCCTCTTTGATCTTGAATAGCATTACTATCAACATCAGCAGTTCCACTAGAGGTGCCGCCTGTAACCTGTTCATTAACTTGAAATGTTCCAGTTACATCTTTTACATAGACATAACCTGCAGATTGTTGAACGTTAGTAACTACAGCAGTTGCACTAGAAGTGCCACCTGTTATTGTTTCTCCTACTTGAAAAGAAGCAACTTGAAAATTATCAACGTGAAGTCTTGAGCCCTTTACTGCACCTGTTAATGCTGTTTCATTTTGATCAAAGCCTACTGAGACTGCGCCCCAAGTACCATAAGAGTTATTACCGTTAAGCGCACGTATCTGAGCACCATGATCAGCTGCATAGCCAAAATAACAGTAATAAGTAAAACAAGAAACAACTTCTGCCTTAGCGCCGTTAGCAATCCAAAAACCAACACCATTATCCGCAATAACAGTATAAGCATGAAATAACATACTTTTATTACCACTTGAATGAGCACTGCCATTTACATAAGCACCAATACAACCACTACCAATAGCAGAACACTCCATCACGTAAGGTGATTTACTTGTTACTGGGCTATTAGGGTTAAGAGCAACACAAATACCTTTTGCTGTAGACGATGCGATATTGTCTTGATTCGGTGATGCAGCTGCTGTCCAACCAGTCATTCCGTTAAAACTCATACCTTTAAGTATAGAACCATTGCTTAGTTGAAACATTTGAGATTGGTTATTTGGTGTAGTACCATCATCTGATATACCTGCACCGAAGCCATTATCAGCTGTAGTTTCAGGTTGAACAATAACACTACGTTGAGAATCACCAATAATTGCTTGAGTATCTTTTACAACAATTGGCAGCTGCTCTTCATAAGTGCCATTTTTAACATAAATTACTGAGTTTGTTGGAGCTGTGGCACAAGCATATTTAATAGAAGCAAAGGGTGTAGCCATTGCTTGACCTGAATCTACAGTATCCGTACCATGAGGGGCAACGTAGTATACGTTATTTGAATTAGTAGCACCAATCCACGCATAGTTAATACCGTCTGCTGCAACTGTTAAAGAGCTACCTGTATCTGATGCAGTAACCACCGGCAACACATCTGTTGCACCTCTTGCAAAGAATTCCCATTTAGCTGCTGCTACATCTGTTGCAAAAGTTGCTGCTTGGTGATCTACTAAACAAATATAGCTTGAAATACCATCTTTAATAATATCATCTACTTTGTAATAAGATCCTGTTGCCCAACCACCTTTGTAATCTACGCCAGAACTAAATTTTTGCCACTTATTAGCAGCCAAATCTGCAGCAAAAGAACCTGAAGCGTGAGGTTCTAGAGCAATAAAAGTATTACCACCATAAGAAACAACATCATCAGTATCATAGTCAGTAGTGGTTGCCCATGTTGCTCTGTTGTTAATGCCACCGTTTAAGCGAATCCAATCAGAGGTTTGAGTAGAAGGGTTTTGAGCATTATTATCTCTAAGTGCTTTATATAAAGAACCACCATAAGTTACAACCTGATTAATTAGATAAGCGGTTGAGCTTGACCAATTCCCTTGATGGCTGAATCCTTCAATTACAAGTTCCCAATCGGAAGTACTTGAGGGCGGTAAAGTTGCTGATACGTCATTTTTAGCACGATAAGCATTGGCTCCGTAAAGGACAATATCATTTAGATAGTATTGAGTAGCATTATCATAAGCACCTTGAAACTTAGTACCTGCGACATATGTTTCCCAATTAGCTGTATCAGTTGGCAAGTTGCCTGTTGTATTAGCAATTGCACGATAAAGGTTTGGACCGTAAGCTACAAGATCTCCTGGAACATACGCGGTTGAATTGTTATAGACCCCTTCAGGAGAAATACCTTCAACAAATTGATCCCAATAAGTTGTTACTGTTGGTAAATTTCCTGTTGTGTCTTGTTTAGCCATATAAACAGAGCCACCATAAGTAACCATGTCGTTCTTTTGATAAGCGGCTGTATTACTGTAAACACCTTCATATTGAATACCGTCTACAAATTGTGACCAGTAAGTAGTATTAGGAGGTGTTTGTCCTGTGCTACCTAAAACAGACACATAAACTTTACCACCGTGGCTTACAGCATCTCCAACTTGATAAGTAGTAGTTGTATCAAATACACCTTCAAACTTAAAGCCTTCTACCATTAAAGCCCAATAAGCTGTATCTGTTGGTACATTACCGCTTGTTTTTAATGTGTGAGTATATACATAAACGTTACCGCCATACTTGACGATATCATTTCTTTCATACGTTGTTCCGTTTGCCCACTCACCTGCAAAATGGAAACGTAGTTTTCCTAAATCAATTAATTGTGCCATATTTCCACTTTCTTTAAAGCATTTTCATTATTAAATGACCATTACTATTATCAAACTCAAAATCAATATTATCTGAACTCCAGAACCAATGCTTATAAGCTTCAGGGTCTAAGATTTCAGTATCTTGATCTGGAATTTTAACAACTGTTGTTCCATCATTTATAATATCTATTGTGCAGTCTCCTTGATCATTCAAATGAAAACCATAAAAAGTTTTATCTGAAAGAGCAGAGCCTTCATAAAATCCACCTACTTTAGCCATTATGTTACCTCGCTAAGAATTGATAATATCACATCCACCCCTGTTGTTTGAGCTTGAGAAATAACAGCAGCAACAGTAATTGTGTCATTGTTGTCTAACACCAACTTATTACCTTTCATTATTTCAATATGCTCACCAGCGTCTATTCGAAGGTCTTTTGCAATATAATAATCAACTCCGCTTTTAGTGATATAAATGTGAAAGGCAATTGTTGCACCTGTTAAATTGGCAATATTAGCACCAATTAAAATGGATTTACTATTTGCAGGTGTCGTATAAAGAAGTTGCGGAGTATGAGCTACGTTTTTGCTTACTCTATTAATAAAACTTGACATGGCACTATCCTAACGCTATTGCTAGAATAAGAGCTTCAGCTTGTGCTGTAGGAACAATGCTGTTGTCTACAGCTGTCAATTCTGTATTTAAATTAATAAAGTTATCATCAAGCTCTTTATTAGTAAGAGGAGTTCCCTTGGGGCTACTACCTTCTTGTCTTAATGTAAGACTAGCTGTCATAATAACCTCCTATTATGGTTCAATAGTAATTTTCCAAGTAACTGTCAAAGTATCATACTGACCTTTGTTAATCACAGGAAATACTGTACGGCAAAGCATAGTACCTGCAGTTGCATCGTTAAATGTACCTGCTTCGGTTACTGCGCCTGTCCCTGTTCCAGGAAGGAAGGTAGCAACATATTGAATTGCGTCATCTGCCACTGTTGTAGTAACAATTGTTGTTGATGTAAGAGCTACGCGAGCTAGCTCACTACCTAATGCTGTGTCTGCACCTGCAGCAGCAGTGGTTCCTGCCCCAATTGCCATGTGCGTCATTACAGCATCGGTTGTGTCTTTCATACGGCTTGCAATGTAAGCTAAGCCTGTATCAACGACTAAGTTTTTAATTTCTATTACCTGATCTTTTTTATCAGGAGACGAAAGGACAAATTTAACATTGCCTTTCATCGCTAGTTTATCATTAATCATATTAAGGATCCTTTAAAAATATGAATTTGTACCAGTGTAATCTTCCAACATATATTCTTCAGCTACATAGTTATGTAAATTTAATCTGCCACTATCTGCAGCAGTAGCAGTATCTACATAATCTCTAAAGAATGTGATCACGGTTGAAAGAATATCGTTTGTAGTTGCAGTGTCTTGTTTTCCTAAGTTGGTATTAAATACTGCAAAGTCGATTGTTGAAGATGTATCTTCTCTAGGTCTTGACATGTGCGCTGCAAATATATCTAATATAGAAGCGAAATCTTTTGTTGTACCGTCTTCGGCTTCAAAGTCTTCTACCGTTTTAACGGTATCAACTATTGATTTAAATATATTTCTGTAACTAAAATCAGTTATGCCACTAGTGTCAAAATTAACGTCTCTAATGTGTGCTGTCTGATCATCATCAGGGTCTGCACTGCCATAGAAGTCATCTGTTACGCCTATAGTATCAAATATAGACTTAAATAAAACCTTTTCTACTAACTCAGGAGTTGCAACTTCGTCAAACTTATCTGGCTCTATTAATTTTTCATCTATTTCTGTAGTAGTAGAAGTATCTAAAGCAATCTTTCCAATAGTTTGTTTTACAAATTCTGTAAGATCAACTTCATCAAAAAAGTTTTTGCCTGTTACTATTTCTACTTTTTCAGGAGTTTGTAATATTTCAAACTTCCCAAGATTACTAATATTTTGTACTAATTCTTTAGCACTAGAAATATCAAAACTAGCTTTATCTACTGAAGATATTCTAAAATCAGGTACAGTATAAGTATCTGGTTGAAATATAAACTTTGTTCTATCTGGCTGTCTACTTTCACCTAAACCCGATAAGTCTACTTCTAAAATAATATTATCTGTTTTAGAAGCTATATCTTGTTCAGACCTATCTACTGTAACTGTAGGAGTATTTACATTAGTTGTAATTTCTTGTTTTACAGGTTTATTTCCTAAAACATCTTGTGATGTAATTGTAAAAGTAGTCTTTTTGTCAGCCATAATAGCGTTCCTTCTTAAACGTCAGGTACTATATCTGTTGGGCTAAATAAAAATTCAACCATACCTCTAATTGGTTTCCATGTTCTACTATAAATAGAATCTGTTGGTTCTGTTACTCTTAATTCAAAGAAGCCATAGATAGGAGATTTTACTGTTGGTTGTACAGCGTAATTGCTTGCAAGAGTGTCTGGAAATTGAACATAAATCTTATTTAATAATGTTACTACCCAAAGAGGATCTTGATCGGGAGTTGTTGAGTTAACTCTACCTGCACCTTCTGTTAATCTATAATACACTGTATTGTGTAATACTATTTCTTCTCTGTTGTAAGCTTGAACGTCTTGCCATGTTCCTCTATAAGTAGGAACTCTTACTACTAATGTGTTTTGTACACCACTAGGTTCAATGGATGTTGGCCTGTCATAGTCTTCACCTACAATTTTACCTGTATGACTTGTATTATTAGCAGCCTCTACTACTACTGCTTCAAAATCATAACCCGTATTAGCGGTAGCATCGTCCACAAAATTTAAAGTAACAGGAAATTCAAGCTGTTCTCCTCTAACTAGGGAAAATAGCACACCACCAGAATCACTAATAATGTCATTAGTGTCAGGTGCAAGAATACGACTTCTAGCCATTTTTATTTCCTTTATAAATATGTAGCGACCTTATAAGCTGCTGTCATTTGTGCTTTAAGAATATCAGAAGTAACACCTCCAGCTGCAGAAGCCGCCTTTGCAGTTGCTTTAGAAGTCTTGTAGACTGCTTTACTTGCTTTCCCCATTGCTCTTTTTGTAGAAGGAGCAGATAGTGCAGCACTTGTAAAACCACCAATCAACATATTTCTAGTAGCAAGATCACTACCAGACTTCATAAATCGAGTTGAGGCTTCTTCTAGTCTCTTATCTGCAGCTTTAAATTGTGCAGCAGCTCTCTTATTAGTTTTTCTTTTCTTTTTAGCTATTTTTCTTTGCAAACTTGCAACTTTAATATCGGCTCTAGCAATGTTGCGATCTCGTGCGAGATTGTCAAGAAAACCACCTTTTTTCTTTCTAGCCATTGCGGAAGCTTTTTGAGCTTTCTTAAGAGCAGTTTTTTGTTTAGCTGTTCTTTTTTTGGCCATCTTAGCGAATTTATTTGTAAATAATTTTTTCATTTTAAAATCCAAAACCTCTTGTTGTAACCTTTGATCCTGAACGGATTGGATATAGATATTCAACAGCATACCGTAAAGCATCTGTCCAGTGTTCTATTCCTTCTTTTTTATCTATTGTAGCTGAATCAGGATTTGATTCTAACCATTGAGTTCTTTCAATCGACTTAACTGTGTTTACACACTTAGGGTGAATTAACATATCAATATCACCATTAGCATTTTTAAACTTTTTGTTTACAGCAGCTACACTATCAATTATAGGAGGTGCTTTACTATGAGCTCTAGTAGCTATTCTGTGTGTTTCTAATATACGAAAATCTGTAACACCTACAGCAGCGGAAGTTTTTCTAGCTCTTCCTGAAGGGTCTGGATAACTAATTATCTTATGCCCTTGGTATTTATCAATTAATGCTTTTGCTAAAGATTCAGTGTCAGGATGACCTTGCATTTCATCTAATATGTGTATTTGACCACCTCTAATAGCAAAAATAACGCTAGCCATTATTCCAACATTAAAGTCAATTGCTACGTGTACATCTTCATTATCATTAAATTTAGGCAGGTCTTTGTCAATATGATCCTTACGGTTAAATGTGTAGAACACATTGCTACCAGAATCTTCGAAGCTTGCAGTATATTCTCTGGAAAACTTTAAAGGATCAAGTGTAAGTTTAATTCGATCAATTTCTTCTTCATCTAGGAAGGGAGAGTCTTTGTATGTATAAGTATAACTTTTCCAATCATTATCATAATCTTGTCTATTGTACATTTCATAGAAGTAGTTATACCCCATAGGTGTACTAATGATAAGCGCTCTTCCAGCGTTAGCCCCGAACTTCTTAGCATTCTGCTCTGACCACCGTGTAGTGATGCAGG